CGAAGACGCGCCAGAAAAGCTCGGAAGCAGTGTGGATGATGCTTCGGCGAGTGCGATGAAAGGAGCCAATGAAATGGCAGCAGAAAATCAAACTGTCGAACTCAGTTCCGAGCTTGTAAAGGTCAAGGAATTGGGTGGCACCGTGGTGGAGTTGCAGAAGCGACTTGACGCCATGGAAAACGAAAACAAAATCACGAAGGCGGCGCTGGAATCCGAACAGAAGCGCTCCGATGAACTGGCAAAGGCGGCCAAGGTTGAAAAAGACCTTCGACTGCTTGGCGAGTTCAAGGTCGTCGCCAAAGCTCGCCTCGGAAATCTGAGCGGCTCCGACGACGACAAGGCTGCCTTGCTCAAATCCATGAGCGAGAACCTTCCCGAGGACGAGTACAAGAAAGCTCTTGAACTCATGGAAGCCGGAAGCGTTGCGATGGCGAAGCACTTCCAACCTGTCGGAGCATCTGGCGCGGCTGGCGAAGCCACGGCGCAAGGCAAAATGCAGACGATGGCGAAGGCGCTCGCTACCGAGAAGGGCATCACCTACTCGAAAGCGCTCATCGAAGTCGGCAAGGCCAATCCGCAACTCTACGCTGATTATCAGCAGGAACGGAGGGCGCAATAAATGGCACGCGAGCAAGGACCTCAGAAAGTCACCCTCCCCGTCACCGCTGATCTATCCGCGTCGCAATACTGCTGGGTGAAGGACTCATCCGGATCCGCGGCACTGTGCGGAGCCGGTCAACAGGCTCTCGGAGTTCTGCAAAACGATCCGGCCGCTTCGGGACGTCCGGGGTCGATCGCATTCGGCGGAATCTCCAAGGTGAAATTCGGCGGAACGGTCGCCGCGAACGGATACATTGCATCCGATGCGAACGGGAAAGCGGTAGCGGCCGCATCTGGAGATTTTGCTCTCGGAATCGCCATCGACTCCGCCGTTGACGGAGACATTGGTTCCGCGCAAGTGATGCCGGGGATCGGAAAGGTGTGGTAATCACATGAGCCAAATTTACATGCCCAACAATCCGGTGAAGATCCACAAGTACCTTCCCACAGAAAACGACGTCCACGTTGACTCAATCATGACGGACATGTCCGTCGCGTACCTTCAGGACAACGCGGCCGGCATGGCGTCGAGCGCCTTTCCGCTGAAGCCGGTCCTTCACCAGACCGACAAATACTTCACCTGGCCGAAGGCTGATTGGTTTCGTGACGAAGCCAAAAAGCGCGCGCCGGGTACGCCAGTCCAACGTGGCGGAAAGCGGTTGTCGACCGACAACTACTACTGCGACGTATACGAGTGGGGCGACACGATTCCCCGCGAAGTGCGCGGCAATGCGGACAGTCAACTTGATCTCGACATGGCTGCCACGAACTACGTGATGCAGATCCTGTCGATTAAGCGCGAACGCGACTTTGCCACCAACTTCCTCGGTACCGGGATCTGGGGAACTGACATGACCGGAACCGCATCCACGGTTTCAAGCACTCAGTTCGTGCAGTGGAACTCGTCTTCCTCGATTCCGATTGACGACGTGTTGCAGGGCCAACGAACCATTCTGCTCAATACAGGGAAAAAGGCGAACACGTTGATCCTTGGATATGACGCGTTTGTCAAACTGAAAACCAACGCTCAGCTCATCGCGCGCACGGTCAGCGGTCAAACGCCTGGCCAGGCCGCCGAGGTCACCACTTCAGACATGGCGCGGCTCTTCAATGTCGAGCGCGTCATTGTCAGCGAATCGGTCTACAACACAGCCAAGGAGGGCCAGACCGCGTCGATGTCCTTCATCGCCGGAAAAGTCGCTCTGCTGTGCTACGTTGATCCGAGCCCGTCGCTGAACTCCGTCACTGCTGGCGCCACCTTCGTGTGGTCCGGCATGGCCAACGGTTCGAGCATGGGAACGCTGATCGAGAAGTGGTGGGATCAGCCAAGCCGTAGCGATTTCGTCGACGGTTTTGCCAACTGGGCCATGAAGGTTGTCGCCGCGGATTGCGGGTACTTCTTCACTTCAGTGGTTGCGTAAACTGTCCGTCTGCCTCTATGCCAAAGCGTCCTAACTTTGACCCTCTTGCTCGATTCCGCGTGATCTCGGTCCGCGGAGTCGATCTGGAGGGTCGCATTTTTTCAGTTGGTGAATTACTACCCGATGATGGCAGGCTCGACATATCGCGCCTTCATGCGCTGTACTGCGCCGCGGTCATCGATCCGGTTCCGGCCGATGAAGTTGTTGAGATTGACCACGTAGCCGATGCCGAGCCAAAGCGCCGCGGCCGGCGCAAAGATGCCGCCTGATATCTGCATCGTCGCTGGCGGTCCATCCGCTCGCGGGTTCGACTTCCGCAAGATAGCCTCCTCTAAAATAATCACTGTCAACGATTCCTTCCTCTCTGTTCCCCGCTCCGACGCCGTAGTCTCCATCGATCGCGACTGGATCACTGATCGCGCATGCGAACTGATCCGCTATCCTGGCGAGCTATTCACACTCCATCGCCCGGGTGAGGCGCGACCGTGGACACGATGCGGTCAGCGCTGCTGGATGTTTCGTACGGAGTCCGGGTTGAGCGAATCATGGGCCGAAGTGTTCAGCGTCGGCTGCAGCGGATCGGCGGCGCTCAACGTTGCGTATCTCATGCGCCCGCGGTCAATCGGGCTCATCGGCTTCGATTACGATGGCAGCGGCCGGCACTGGTTCGATGATTCAAAGAACCGGCGCACGAACCTCATTCCGACGTGGCAGATGTGGGCTGATGGATTCGCGGCGATGCTTCCTCAGATCAAGGAGGCCGGCATCGAAGTGATCAACTACAATCCCAATTCGAGGATCACCGCATTCGAGCGTCGTTCGCTTGATACAATCGGCTCATGAGTTACACGGATCGTAATCCCGCGCTGTCGGACCTCAACATGGTTCGGTTCCTGATCGGCGACACTACGATGCCAGAGCTTCTTTCCGACGCCGAGATCAACGGGATACTTTCCACCAATTCAGTGGTCGGCACTGCAATTCTATGCGCTCAACATCTGGCCGGCCGATACTCACGATTGGCCGACAAGTCGGTAGGCGATCTCAAAATCTCATGGAGCCAGGTTTCGAAGTCGTATCTCACGCTGGTTGGCACGCTATCGCGGAGCCCGCAAGCAATCGCCGCATGTGCGCCGTGGGCGGGCGGAATCTCAAAGGCTGAAAAGTCCACCGAGCGCGCGGATACAGATCGCGTGCAACCGGTGTTCACGCGCACGTTCGCAGAACCGGAGGGCGACGACAGTGCCAGTTTCTGATTGGGCAGACATGATGCGCTCGACAATCCGGTACAGGCCGGTGTCAGGGCGTGACGATTATGGCAAGCCGACGTTCGGTGACCCTATTTATTTCAAGGCGCGCGTGAACTATCGGGCGATCAGGACCAGCAATCGCACGAGCGGGCAAGAGACGATTGCCGCTGGCGAAGTGTGGATCCTCGGTGCGATCAATCCGAACATCGACGATGAGATCACGTTGCCAGATAGCAGTAAGCCTGTACTCATCAATTGGGACACATTCAACGATGAGAACTCGACCGGTGGCGCCTTCTCGGACGAGGGTTCAATCTTCGATGATCCGCTGTTCGCAGAGGTGCCAGAAGGCGGTGGCAGCCACCACACGAAGCTATACTTCGGTGGCGCCCAGATCGGGGTGAACAAGTGAGCATGGACTTTCAGATCACCGGCGTCGAGCAAGCGCTCGCCAACCTCGAGAGTGTGGCGTCGCAGATTATTCCTACCGTCAGCCGAAGCCTATCCCAGTCCGGCGAGGCGACGATGACGAAGAGCAAGGATCAGTATGTGCCGATCGATACCGGCGCTTTGAAATCCAGCGGCACAGTTCAGCTTGAGGTCAGCGGTCCAATCGTCAAGGTCCACCTCGGATTCGGTGGCGTCGCGGGAAGCTACGCCGTGTTCGTCCACGAGATCAACAAAAACTACCGCGGCGGCCGGACCTGGAAATACCTCGAGACTCCGATGAAGGAAGACTTGCCGGATACACAAACGAAACTCATTGAAGACCTGAGAGGCATCCGTCCATGAGCACACTCGAGTCCGTCAAGGCAGCGCTGGTGACGGCCGGCGTGATCACAGGTACCGACTGGGCAGGGTATATCGGCTACATGCCAGACGATCAAGACCAGGTGATAGGGCTCGTCCCAACGGGAGGATTCCCGCAGGACACCCACGGCGGCGAGAACGGTCACCCCACGTTTCAGGTCACGGTGCGGGCCGGGCGCAACGAGTACGCGACCGCGCGCGCCAAATGGCTCGCCATGTATCATGCACTGCAGGACGCGAACCTCAGCGGGTCGAGCATCTGGCTGATCCAGGCTTACGCGACGGATCCCATATTCGCGCAAGACGGGAAGAATAGGCCGAATTTCATAAGCAACTTCAGAGTGACCAGGGCGGCCGAGTGAACGGTCGCGGGCGAGTGCCAGGATATTGGACCGTCCCGCGGCACTGGGCGGGCGAGACGGTGGCAATCCTCGGCTGCGGTCCTTCCCTATCCCTCGTTGACCTCGACGCGCTACGGGCCAGCGGACAGCGCGTGATCGCGATCAATGACGCCATCTTCGAGTATCCCGACGCCGACATTCTCTACTTCTGCGACCGGAAATGGTGGGACGGCGAGTTCGGCCGGCGCGAGCGTGTTGAGAAACTGGGCATTCCGTTCTGGCGTGTGACGTTGGGAAACGAGATCCATGGCGTCTTTCGGTTGCGGAACACTGGCGCCACCGGGTTCGATGAAGACCCGCAATGCCTGCGTCACGGCTCAAACTCAGGCTACCAGGCGATGCACCTTGCGGTTCACCTCGGCGCGGCGCGGATCATCCTTCACGGATTTGATATGCGGATCGTGCGCGGGGAATTGCACGCGATGCCGCGGCGGGAGAGGCAGGACG